CATCAGCCATCTAGGGTTTTGTGTGTGCCAAGTGACCGAGACGGCAGTGCATTTATTGCCGGTGAACTGATGCGACCCCTCCAAAATGCCGGCAGCGGTGTGCTGGTTGCCGATCACGTTCTGGGCGCGAGCGACCATCGCGAGGCCGAGCACGCACAACAGGATTGTCACGATCCAGAGTATTTTCATTCGGTCACCACGGTGCGATTGCCAACCCGCAGAGTCGTAAGACTGTTCTGCAGGCGACAGGAGTCGGTGTACCAGACGTTTTTGGACGGGAGCCACGTCAGGTTGATGTGGGCATTCGGTTTGAGAAAGTTCGGTGCCGTAATCAGTTGAATGTTGCCACCCGCATCGAGCATGAATCCGTCCTGAGCGACGAGCATCAGATGCCCCACATGGTTGCGCGGGTGAACAATCGTTGTGACTGTCCCGCCCCCCGTAACGACGTGCATGAAGTGGGTCGGCACGAGCGGATCCTGTGCCACGAGGTCAGCGCCTTGGGTCGTCGAGGCCTGGTTCATGTTCTCGCGGAGGTGCTGAAAATATTGGACGTGCGACGATTGGAGGTGCGCGAGGTACTGCATGATCCGGTTCACCGCATCACGCACTTCCTCGAAACTCCTGATCTGGCGGATCTCAGGCAGTGAGGGCGGGTTGTAATCTTCAGTCTGGTACGGCATCAGCGCACTCCCGCGATGCGGCCTTCGTAGGCCATCGCCATGATCTCGCAACTCCCGTTGGTGCTGAGTTGGACTTGGTGGTAGCGGTCGGTCGCCCTTAGGTTGAACCAGCCGTCCGCAGCCAGCAGCGCGGCCGACTCCACGGTCGGGTAGTCGCCCATCCGGTAGCAGTGCATCGGGATCAGGATCTGGCTCTGGGGAATCTGCGCTTGGTTGTAGGCTACGCGGACCTTCTGCAATTGCGTCAAATTGTCCGCATCACCCTGATAGCCGGTGAGGATAAACATGGTCGTGGGTAGACCCGACCACGACTGCAGCGCACCGTTGCTGTCGAAGAACAAGCCAGCCTGCTGGCCTGGTTGCGTGTTCCACACCACGAGCGGCGAGTTGAGATACCCCGGCACCCATCTGCCCGAACGGCTGTTCCATCCGACGTAGCGATCGGGCATTCCAGCGAACGGCGGCTGGCCGGAAACGAAATGCCAGTAGACAGTCGCGGTGTTCGGGTCGTACCAGCTCGAGGTGAGTTGGAGTTGGTCAGGGTTCCCGTTCGCGTCCTTGTGGACCTGATTGAAGAACCACTCCTTCATGGAGTTCGGGATGCGCGACGGCGCGTAACCCTGACACAAGTAAAAATCGTCGGTTCCTAAAAAGGCTACTGCGGTAGGCATCGGGCAGACGCAGCCCTGCCCCCAAGTTCCGGTGTTAGTCGAGAGGATCTGGCTCGACCAGACCTGCGTGCCGCCGACGTAGGTAAGCAGGTACATCGAGCCGCGCTTCCACACGATCTGGTTTCTGAACAGCGCGGAGGCCGCGATGATGTTGCCCGGGTAATCGTAGAGAAAACCACTCGCCGCTTGGGTCGTGGTGTTGGGTGTCCAGTTGTTATCGGTGCCGGCGGCTGAGTTGAACCACTCGTTCTTCTGATACGCAGCTTCGAACCCCGCCACCGAGATCGCGGTCGGCGCGTTGGTCGGAGGCCCACCGGCCAAATTGGAGAACGTGCCGGTAGGACCTGGAGCAACCTGCATATTGAGATTGCCCGCACTGGTCGCGATGACGTCGTCAGCGAATTGGCTGAAGACCCAAGGGAAGGTGGCCGTGTAGCCCGAACCTATCTGGGTCCATGTGCCGCTAGTCAACCGGAACAGTCGCGTGGCAGTGCCGGCGAGGATCGATGTTGAACCGTCCGAGTACAGAGCGACATACGCGCCCAGTGGAGGCTCCTGCACACCGGTTCCGGTGAGCGGTAGCGCGGGCGCTACCTGCACGGGACTCTGGCGTGCGCGGTAACCCTTGATGGTGGGGATCGCGTTGGAAGCGTCGAGGATGATGCCGGGGGTCGAGAGATTGAGGTCGGGGCCGAAGTCGAAGAACGGCACCTCCATCCCCTGGCCGAGCTTGCGTATAGGCATGGCTTACCAGTCGGAGGGCGGGATCCCGGCCCTGACGTCGCGTTGCGAGGTCTGCTGCTGGAGTTGGAGGAATTCCTGGTTGGCGAGGTCGTAGCACATCTGTGCCATCTGCTGGTCGCCGACCACTGCCTCGTTGATGCGGCCTTCGGCGTAGTGCCTCACCATCGCTTCGGCGACGGTGGTCCAGATGTTCGAATCAGCCGCGTTTTGCGCGATGACCGGAGCCGAGCGGTAACTGAAAGTGATCGGATACATCCCGACCGGATAGGGCCAGACGTAGAGTTGCCCGTGGTAATAGGCGTAGTCAGTCGGATAGGTCGTGGGCGGCGTGGGCCGGATGACATCCAGATTGCGGAGTCCCGCGTAGGAGTTGGGAGTGAGCTCCAGACGGAGTGTCCGCGCCCAAGTGCATTCCACCCGGGTGAACGCGATGAGGTCGATGGGAAGCTGGTACTGGTTGACGTTGTAGACCGTGCTCAGTTGGGGGTTAGCGTTGAACCCGCCGATGATGTGGCCGTTGTTGATCCAGCGCACGCCATTCGGTGGACCGCCGTTGTCATCGATGGTGCCCGCAGTTCCCGCTGGCGGTGGAGGTAGCGGCACCGTCCCGCCGGCAACGCTGGGCGGCACGACGAATTGCTGGTTGATGACGGACTGGAAGTTCGGTGCGGTCGCTGGGTCGGTGGTCCCGGCGTTGGCCGCAACAAAGGCCCACACCACCCCAGTCGGATCGGTGTACTGGATGGTACAACCTTGCGTAGCAAAGACGCCCGCCGTCCAAACCAGGGGATCGCTGTTGTCAGCCGAGGTGAAAAAGAAAGGCTTGCGCTGCCAGAAGCGCATCGCGTCCTGCAGATAAGACGTGACGACGCCCTGAAGATTGGGACGATTTAAGTCGTCAATCGTGCGCTGTTGTTGAGCGCCGAAGGTTCGCTGGTCTACCTGCGTCTGCGGCCATTGCTGTGCCATGTACCATCACAGGAAAATGAGCGGGTGCCGTCAGGCCGACTGCACACCCGCCCGCCGCGACTATTTCTTACCGCTACCCTCGCAGGTGCCGCTGTAGCCCGCCGGATTCGGTTCGCCCGGTGCTGGCCCGCCAAAAATGCCGTGACCACTGGAGACGTTCGGCGACTCCAGCAGCGAGGCTGAATTCTGCGAGAGATGCACGGCCATCACCTCGTTGATGCTGCCGTACACCCCCTCTCCGCTCTCGTCGTAGTCTTCGGGGCCGGAGCCGCCAGTGGTTTCGTTGTAGACATTCGGATGGATGAGCCCGCCTTTCTTGTCGGCCATTACTTTTTCCTCACGTTGATGGTTTCGAAATGATGACGCTCTTCCTGCGCCTGCGTGCGTGCCTGCTCGTTCCAGCCCTGCACCGCATAGTCGATGTCATCGTCGGCGCTCTGCAGATGACCGCTTCCCGGCTGGCCCAAACGCGGATAGAAGGCGTCAACCACGCCCTCGATTTGCGGAACGTCGGGGTCTTCATCTGCCCAGTCGGTCGATGGCAACACCTCGTCGTTGACTCGCTGGCGCACCCCGTCATCGGCGGGCTTGGGCTTGTGCATCGCACGACCGATGTTGGGAATCTTCATCGGCTAATCCCTCGTGATGTCGAATTCGAAGTAGACGACTACCGGCGAAGCTCCGACGTTCGCGCCCGCCCCCGCTGCGGCTCTCAGGAAGATGAGATTGGGCGCGACGTAGTTCACCGCGCTGCCCATCGAGGCACGCGCCGCCGTCCCTGAGGTCAGAACGGCACCAGCCCGAAAGCCGGTGACCGCCGAGAAGAACGTCGTAGGCGTCGGCGTGGTCGAGTCCAGCATCGACATGGTTAGCGTTGCACCGCTGTCCAGTGCGGGACTGTCGAGCCAGTAGCTGGTGATGTGCGCCGCGCTGCCCGCACCTATGTAGAAAAGCGGGAAGGTATCGTTCAACGCGATCGTCACGCCCGCCGCTATCGTCACCGAGCCGAGGACGGGCCTGCCCGAACCTGGCACAACGCTGGGGTTCGCCTGCCCGCCGCCCGCGATGATCAGATTGCTGTTATACGTTGCCACTGTCGCCTCCTGCCCTTACTGCGCGTTGGTCGCCGCACTGCCGAGCGGGTCAATGTCAATTCCGTAAGTGTCAATTGCCGCAGTCGCGAAGTCCGCCGCGTTGAACTGGACCTTGACCAATCCCCAGATGGCCGAGCAGCCGATCCCGATCTGTCGGCCAAAGTCTCTCAACTCCTCGAGCCAGCGGAATTTCTGCGACTCACCCTGGCCGCGACCAAAAGCCAAGACTGCCGCCTGGGCACCAAGAAAAACCGCACGCTTAGTATTAGCTACTGCGGCTCCTGCATTACTCACTGAGTTAGTTACTCGTGAGTTTTCATGCATGAGTACCCCATGGTACATGCCTAGAGAGTTCCACCATATCGGATTATCTCCGATGTCACCGCCAGTTAGCGCTGCTTTCTCCAAGTCAAGCCACTGGCCGGTGCTGGTGTTCTGTCGCATATCGGTGGTCTGCGATGGATGCATCACACCGATGTAGAGATCGCGGCCGTTCACCTTGATGGGACGAATGCCGGTGGTGAGGGCTTTCGCCATGCGGACGGCGGTGTCCCAGAAGGTGAGCACGAAGGTGTTGGTGCTGGCTAAAGTTGCTGCGTCAGTAACGCCGGTCGGCAAGATCTGCCGGGTGGTTCCCACGCAGGCCTGCAGCCCGGTGTAACGCGGGTCGGTCTGCGGGGTGTACGATCCTAATTGATTAGCGCCTGCATGGTCGCAGCGGGCAGCATACCAATCGGCCAGCCTCGAGCGTCCGGTCTTGCGCCGGTCGAACAGTACGCGCTGGTTGGAGATTGGCCCCGCCAGCAAGACTGCGTGGCACAACTCGTTGATGACCAGCGCATCGGCGAATGTGGCGGGCGCTTCCTCGTTGCCGGTCAACGAGTTCAGCCCCATGACGCCTGCCCCAGTCAGCAGCGTCGATTCTCCGATGGTCACCTGATCGCCCGCGTGCTTCTCAAGCTCGTCGCGGACCATCACGGCGCTGGTGTCTTCCTTACTGGAGATCCGTAGATAGAAAGACCACTGGGCGAATTGCACCATCATCTGTTTCGCCCAGATCTTTACGGTCAGGGGATCTGTACTTTGGTACGTCCATTCCGCCACGGGCGTAACTCCTGAACGATGAGGCCCGGAGTAGTCGCGGCGGTAACTGCTCCGGTCGTTAAACCCACGCGAAGGCACCTGCCCTCGCGAACGAACACCAGCGATGTCCCGTGATTTAACGCCCGGGGGAGTAACCCATCCCGCAACCAGAAACGGCGACTAGCCGGTTGCGGTATCCGCCTTAACGTCGAGTGCGGAAGTCGGACGTGACGAGGTTCCGACTATCGAGAGCAATTACTCTTTTGCTAGCCGATGGTCAATCCTAGTAACCGCCACGCGGCTTGGCGCTACGCCCTGAGCCATGGTGGGCAGGCTTCTTGTGTTTCGGCTTGGCTCGTTCCGGCAATCCCTTCTCTGGGGTTGCCGCGAAATCCGTAAGCTGGCTCTCTGACATCCCAGTGTCGGTCGGCTCGCCCGCCCGCAGGCGAGCCAGTTCCGCACCCATGAAACCTTTCTGCTTCTTCGATGACGCCGGCATTGTTTCCTCCTACGCTGCAGTGAGATCGGTGAGGTCGATATCGCCCACCCGTCTTTCGAAAGCTTTCCCGTGGTTCGGGTCCTGGACCATCGCGATGTACTGGTCTTCCGGCATATTGCCGACGAACGCCTTGAACTCCGCGTTCGACATGGTCTGCCACGCCAGCGCCTGGTTGGTTTCACCGCTCTGGACGCGGCCCAGTCCCGTTACTGCCTGCCCGCGCTGGATCTGCTCCAACCTCTGGTTACCCGAGGGCAGCACTTGCGGTGCCGCGGCACGGCGCACACCATTCCCGTTCTGCTGTGCTTGCTGTTGCTGCTGGGCGACCCACTGTGGATAACCCCAGATGTCGGAGAGCCGCACTACCGCATCCGCCACTGGGATCCCAAGTTCCTTCGCACGCTGGAGCAATACCAGTTCCTCTCGTGCGGTGATGTCGCGGGCCTGCTCAGGCGAGAACAGTTGCACCTGTCGCCCGTCGGGCAACTGGAAGGTGCTCGCCCACCACGAAGCACGCGCCCAGCGGGCATAGTCCACCCGGGTGTCGTAGTCCTGAAAGCGGGTCCGCGCCTGCGGGACCTGGAATGCCAACCAGTTCTGCATATCGTTGTTGGCGTTGACCATTGCCGCCTGCTGCTGGCCCTGCTGGACGAACGCAGCCAGTTGCTCGATCCGCTGCTCTGCGCGAATCGCACGCTGCTCTGCATCCCAAGCGCGAGCTCCAACTGGGTCTATCGCCGGGTCGGGTCGTTCAGCGGCTTGCTTGGCGGCAGCTTCCGCCTGCCGTGCCATCTCCGCAGCTTCCTGCGCTTGCCGCTGTCTCTCCTCAAGCCGCGCCCAGCGTTCTCGATACTCGTTGGCCTGTGCGAGTTGCGATTCGGTGGCTCGCAACCGCTCGTTGACCTGTTCGAACCGGTCGTACGGGACCGACTCTTCGGTCTTCTTGGGCTTCGGCTTCCCGCCCTCGATGGACTGGAGTTGTGGTTCCTGCGGCTCCGGTTGTTCTGGCGGCTGTTGTTCGCCAGTTTCTTGCGCCTGAAGATTTGCTTGCTCTTCCGGCGTCAGTTCGACGTCCTCTTCCATGGAAGGACTAATCGCGGCTTTCTTCGGTGGCATCTCTTACTTCCTTGAATGATCCCCAAGTCAGGCCGAGGTCGCGTCCGTCCTGAACGATATCGAGCAAACGCCGCAACGATGCGGCATCGAATTCCACTTCGTCACCTTTCACCGATTCCGCCGCCTCGACCGCCTGCCCCATCGCGTCTTCAAGGCTGTGGGACCAACCACAAGCCGCGCCGAATTCGCGGAGTTCGGAGGGCGAGACTGCGTAATCCACACCGTTGATTCGGGTGTGACCGTGTAAGCGGACACGATCTGGTTCTCCCACGGTGACTGCCAAAGGGTGATCGGCACCAGCTTCGGAACGCAAAACGAGTTCGACTGCGTAGTTCGATTCATAATCCGGCTCCACGGGATCCCCCGTCGCGGCACCGAACATCATCTCGCCCCAGTTACTGGCGAGAAACGAATGCACCGAGCTTGGAGGTTCGGGGAAGCGGCACGACAGGTCGATGATGTAGGAGCTACCGTCGTCGCACTCCCGCGTCTCAGTGGAAAACGGGCCGCGGTAGTTGACGAGGACGCCGGATAGCTTGTCGAGCACCAAACGCATCCGTACTGGAACTGCCAAGGTGTTCCCCACATACCCGGCATCCTTGTCCTCGTACCCCCACAGGTGTCTGGCCGGAAACCGTCCATCGCAAACCCACGGCGGGTCCGCGCCGGCCTCGACGCACAGCCCGCTCACGATGGGCGGCTCCACGATGAAGTCGGCCACTTCGGCGTACGGACCCAGTGACAGTTGCCATTCGGCGAGCTTCTTCTGCGACTGCGGGTAGGTGCGATGATGATAGGTTTCGACGTCGCCCCTGAAGTAGGAAAACTTTATCCACAGGTCTTCCTGCCGCTGCAGCAGTCGGCGCAGCGTATCGAGGCCGTGAATCAGGAACCCGTCGCTGTAGTCGAGGTCGTTCTGGCGCAGGGTGTTCTTGAGCATCCAGCGGTCGCGCTCCAGCGCGGCGGTCCTGCCGCACCCGAACACCGGCATTCCCTGGCCTCTCAGGTATTCCTGCAAACCCGGTTGACCAACATCCGTAAAGACCACCAGATCAGTTCGATCGAGAGCATCAAAAAAGTCAGGTACACGATCAATGCCATCAAGGCCCATCCCAGGAATAAAATCTCGCGCCACACTGAAACCCTTCTCCCACGGGACGAAGTACAGCACTCTAGCGAATTCACCGACTACTGATTCGGCGACGTGCGTATAGCTCGCCGAGGCGTCCCAGAAGAGAACGGTTTTGCGCGAGACATCCATCACAGTAAGGGATGTGGGTTACCGCTTGCGGCGGTCCACTCGCACTTGGGACAGGTGGCTTGATACGCCACTGGCGGGCAGGCCTTGGGATCCGGCTCCGGTTTCGGCGGCGGGGCTGGAGGGGCGACTGTTCCTTCCACCGGTACGGCCACGTTCTGCGGCATGATCTCAACCGGATGGGGTTCGATACCGCCGTACTCCCAATCGCAATTTGAGCACGTTCCCTCAGGTGCGACTGTCTCGCAGAGACTCCTGTTCACCGCTGGTGGTGGCGGTTCCGCTGCGCGGGGAGGTTCTTCGGCTGGCGGTTCTTCAACTGGCGGCGACTCAGGATGCTCCTCTTCTGCTGGAGGTGAGGGCGGCACTTCCTGAGGCGGCGGCTTCGGCTCTTCAGTCTCCATCGTCATCTTTGTGCTCCTCTTCTTCGGTGTCGGTGGTTTGCGTGACGTAACCTTGACCATCCTCGTACTCCTGCCTAAGTACCGACGCAGCCACAACCAGAGAGTCGTCGATCGAACGTCCCAGCAGCCTGCCGTGGTCGAGTTCCAGACCCACGCGCCACATGACGTTCTCGCTCTTGAGCTTCATCAGCCATGGCGCGTTGCGGACTAGCCACGCCTCGAGCTTGCGGTTGTACTCAGTTTCGTCGGGCAAGTCGTTTGTTTACCTCTTCAGCGTCAGTCATCCAGTGCAACGCAAAGAATCCCTTGCGCTCGATCATCTTCTGGTCCTTGGCGGCGATGAGCGGCCCCATCAGGTCGCCGAGCAGCGATCGGGCGACGTCGAGTTCCTCGTGGTTCCAGTCCTTCACGCACAGGAGCGCATCCTGCGGCACCTCGAAAACCGGCAACCCAGTGCATCTGTCATAGACCGTCTCGTCACCGATACGCTTGAAGTAACTGATATTCGCGTGCCAGATCGGCGGCACCGTGAACGTCTCCAGCACGAGGCGCAGGTTCCACGGGCCGCAGTGGACTTCGTACTCCAGACAGGTGACCATGCCCTCGTCGTAACAAGGGTTCCTGGCCGCGATGTAGCGCTGCTTGGTACAGCGCCGTTTCCACATTGCGTATTCATCACGGTCAAGAAAATTCTGCATCTAGCTCTGGACCGGCTTGGCTTCGAAGTACCCACAGACTGCACATCTGAGGTGGATGTGCTCCTCGCTGGGACAGGTGCTCAGGCAGTAGGTATCTGGAGGTTTGGTTTCCGAGGAGGCCACCACATAGCGGGCTTCCGTCATCAAACCGATGTGACACTTGGGACATTGTTCGTTGTAGCTGCTCATGGTCACCCCTTCGGCCAGAAGTTCGGGACCGGCCTGTCATTCTCACCCCACGGGTTCACCGGCTTCATGTTGTTGCGCTTGGCGCGTTCGGCCCTGAGTTCCCAGATCTTGGTCCTGAGCAGGTAGTCATCTTCCTCGCAGAGGTTTTCCAGCTCTGGGTTGCAGGCCCACATCTCGCGCCCGCACTGCACGCATTCGATCTTCTTGGTGATGATGGACGGCCCGCCGTTACGAGCGGCCTTGACGACGTTGAACGGGAGTTGACGCCAGTCCCACCCAGTGAAGTCCGCAGTGCGGAGTTCGGCCTGGGTAAAGGAGTCCTTGGGTCTAGGCGATGGTGGTAATGGTTCCGGGTCCGGCGGATCGATCGTTTCCAACTGCTCGACTTCGCCCTGCGCCGTCTTCACCAGCCGCCTGCGCGGAGGTGCCGCTACTATCTTCATTGAAGTTCCCTGCGAACACTTCAGCCTCCGTCGGGGTCAGGATCCCCTTACTCAGAAGCTGTTTCGCGTAGCTCGCCTCGTATGCGCTCTCATCGAGGTCGAAGCGTGCGACGATCTCCCCGACAACAATCAGCGCCTTCCGGCGTGCCAGGTTGTTCAGCCACCCGCGCAACAGGCCGTGCAGAAGAAGTGCTTCTTCCTGCGAGATGCCCAGCTTGTTAGCGATGGTGGCCCAGAGCCTGATCACGTCCAGAATTCGGCTGCTTCTTTCGGGGTCATGACCCGCACTATCCTGACTTCCAAGTGGTCGCCAAGTTTGCGGATCGCAACCATCCGTTCGGGGTGATCGCCTAGGGTCGCAATGAATTCGGGCGAAAGTTCGATACCTTCTATCTCCAAGCGTCTGACGTCAGATACGTGGAGATCTTCGATGCCGTGTTGTAGCCTGACGTCCGCCATTACTCATCCAGCACGTGGTTGGGTGGAGGTGCTCCACCGTTGGGGAACGGTCCCTTGAGGGGATCGGCGGCGTCTGCCTGAATAACTATCTTCTGCGCGGGCGGCTGGTTGGGATTCTTAGGTCGGGCGAACATGGTGCCTTCGTTTCCCATGAGCGCCTTGGTTGCTTCCTCTTCCTGCTTCTCGCGCATCCGGTGCTGGCCGTGCGGGCGGCAGTAAAACTTCTTGGTGCCGTCCGGCATATTCTCATCGAAGGCTGCTTCCTGGCCGCACATCGAGCAGGGATTCTTCACCGGCACCGCGGTTCCGGCCTGCAACTGGCTGGCCTGCATGATCACTGTACCCGGCGGCGAGGTTGATGCGGATGCTGGCGGCGCTGCGACAGTCGTTTTCACAACCTTGAATCCAGCGGTGTGGAGCAACTCAAGGATTATGTCGAGCCGTTCCAGCACCATCTCGCCAACCGCAAGCTTCTGCGCCTCGATCTCGATCAGTTTCGAGGTATCACGGGTACGCCGCTCGATCTCACTCTTGAGCTTCTTGCCTGCTTCCATCAGCGTAACCTTGGGAAAGTCAGCGGCACTTCAACCACGCCCAACGCCTGCAGGAGAATGAGCACCAGAACCAGTGCCATCACGACTCTGATGACAACTCGTACCGGTTGAGGCAACGGGATCTGTCCCAATAGCCAGTCGATCAGGTAAAAAACCAGCCCGACGATGACCAGATAAATCAGCAGTGATATCAATGGCATGGGTCACACCTTGTTCGGAACGACCAATCCGCTCATCTTCTGGATAGCCATGTTCGCTGCGAGTTGACCCGCCGGCACGGCGAGGAAGCGGAGCGCCTCCACGCCACCCTCCCACGATCGCAAAGTGAATTCACCGATCTCACGCACGCCGTCGGGGAATTGCCCGATTGCGATTACGCGTACTTCCCATTGCGTGCCATCGGGAGTCACCTGATACAGCCGCCCGACCCACTGGATAGGCACGCCCACCTTGAGTTGTCCGTTCTCGCTCATCCTTGGCTAAAACTTCCTGGTCCGCCCATTTCCGGCGGCATCGCCATCTGCTGCATTCCCTGTTGCATTGCCAACTGGTGAGCTTGCATCTCACGAGCGGCTTTCACGCGGTTATGGAGGATCTGGTGGCGTTGCATCTCCCCTTTCTGGCGATGTTGCGCTCCCCTAGTTATGGCGTCAACCGCGAGGTCGGCCATGTGGAGGCCTGCCTCCTGATCGAGCTTGCGGGCTTCGGCCATGGTGCGCTGGGTTTCTGCGGCGATGCGCTGGGATTCGGCGGTCATCTTCTGGACCTTGGCCTGAATTAGCTGCGGGTCATCCTGCTTACCCGGCGAAGGCTGTCTCCCCTTAGGAGGCGGCGGTGGTTGCTGCGAAACCGCCTGCTGGATCTCCTGCACCAGTTGGGTCGGGAACTCCGAGAACTTCAGCCCCTTCAACAGGATCTGCTGGCCGACCGGGATCTTGAGTAACGGTCCCGCTATCTGCAGGAGGTCGGCCCAGATGCGGGCTTTCAAATTCGGGTTATATCTGACCGACTGATCGAGCACCATGCTGTACGCGATCGGCAGATCACTCTTGAGCAGCGGAATCGACTGGCTGTTGAAGTCGCCACCTATGTTGATGAACTGCCCGTGCGACCAGTACTCGCGGATGAACTCGAGGATGGTGTGCGCGACGTCTTTTTTAAACCTCGCGATGTTGTCCCATAACCAACCGAGAATTGTTAAGCCACTTTGCAGGCGCTTGTCGATAGTGGGTCCGGTCTGCTCGCCGGTCGCAACCCCAGCCATCTCGTCCGACACGCCGCTGATGCGGGTCATCGACTCCTTGCTCTCCTGGAAGAGCATGGTCGGAAACGGACTCACTTGGTTGGGCTGGCGCGGCTTGATGTCGCGGTCGAGGTCCGCATCGCGGTTGGCCTCGATCCACGCATCAGGCTGCGCCCACTGGTTCTTCGCCATGGTGGGGTCGGCGAAGGTTCCGGTCTTGTAGATCACGCCCCCCTTGGCGTTGGTGATGTATTCGACCACCAGGCTTGAGATCGACTTGTTGAGAGTGCTCTGCGGGTCTTTCAAGCTGCGGACGCTTCCGTACCAGAGTTTGCGATCGCTGTCCCACTGGCCGGTGATCGGCTTCAAGGTGAAGTCACCCGGCAGCACGATCGGATCTTCAAGGATGACTCCCATCGCGACATAGACCTGCTTGTAAATGCCGCGCAACATCCGCACCGCCTTGGGCGGGGGATTCCCGCCCAAAGCGGCCTTCTTCTTCATCCCCGCCCACTGCTCTTCAGAGAGCGAGATTAGACCGTCGGGATTATTCGGGTCCGCGATCCGCCACACCGGCACATGGTCGATCCACTGGTACTGGATGACCGGTATGTTGGCGATCCCCGTGGTCGGTTGCGTATCGAGTGCAGGATTGGCGCGTTCGTTCTGCAGCGAATAGTACGGGGTAACGAGTTCGTACTGACTGACGGAGTCTTCCTGATAGTAAGTCGCCGAGATATCGATGAGCTCCAGTTTCCCGGGCCAGCGCTTCTTGAAGTCGCGGCGCGAGTAGTCCTTGATGCGGGCGCACCACTGGCGATCGGCGAGGTTCTCCTTGCGGGCCTTCTGGTCCCACACGAACTCCATGTTGGAGAACTTGCGCTTCTCGACCTGGCCGTCCTCGTCGGTGTCGTAGTTCATAAAGATCTCGACGGTGCCGAGGCCTGCGATCAGGGCATCCTTGATTGCGCCGCTGTCCTCCATCTCGCCGTCGCAATTGTCCTCGACGGTGGCTACGGCCTCCGTTGCGAGGTCGCCGGCCGCGTCGTGCATCACGTCGCTGTCGAGTGGTCGTGAGACGAACCGGACGTCCGAGCGGTTGAGGCGCTCCATCCCTGAGATGGCATCTACCTTGTTGCCGATCTCGTTGAACGTCAGTGCCGGTCGCCTCAACTGCTCCATTCGCATCTTGTCGAGGTCGGGCCACTGGTGGCCGTAGTAGTAGCGGTAGTCTTCCCGTGCCGCGGCACGCCAGCGGTTGACCCCGCCCATGGCACCTTGGATATCGCGCATCACCTTGCGCGAGAGTTCCTGCTTTTCGGGATCGTCGTTGGCAACGAACGCGAGCGCGGACGTGGGCGTGTCGCGGCCGACATCGGTCAATTCGCGGAGCAGATCATCTGCCATGGTCTAGCGCCCCGTTGTCAGTAACTGCCGCATACGCTCGATCACGGCAGCTTGTTTGGGTGCAGTGCGCGGCAGATTGCGTGCGCGTTGCACCCATTCCTCTTCATTACTCAGCGGGAACATTGTGCCGCCGATATACTGGTCTAGGTAACTGGTCTGCAAGAATTCATCGAAGGATCGCCTTTCATTTTGGGGCTGCGCCTGTTCCTCCTTCCAACGATCTCGTGCGTTCTCCAGATCGTGCGGCGGCATGGTCGCGAGGACTTGCTGCTTGAGGTCGTACCACGGCTTATTCACCGGTTGGTCGGTGCGAGGATCTACTTTCCCCAGATAATGAAAGGTTTCTCCCGTCGCCAGCTTTCGTATGTCTTCCTGTGATCGCGGCTGGTCGAGATAGTGGCGTAACTGAATGTGGAACTGCCCCGGCGTCGGACTGTCCTTGACCCATGGCTCGTAGACTTCCGATTGGTACGGGCCTGTTCCCTTGCCAACCGTGAACGGGATGTTCGCGAGCAGCGGGTAGTCCCGCTTCATCGACTGCACTATCGGTGCGAACTGGTCTGCCGATTTATCAGACGGCAGTTGGGGAGGACCACCTGTGCCGCCCAACATATTTCCCATCTGCAACGCTTGTCCTGCCATGCCAGGGGACAGAAATCTGCTCTCGACGGGGCCGGTGCTGTTCTGTCCACCCATCACGCCACCGCATTCGCTTGTTGTGGTGGAGGCGCACCTTGTGGTGGAGGCATCGGAGGCGGTGTTGGAGGTGGTGCCGGTTCCGGCACCTGCGCGGTCTGGCCCATCGCACGCCGCAATTGCACCATGAGCGCCCGTCTCTCTGCGGGTTGCAGGTTCTGTCCCTCGTTCTGGATCTTCTGGGCCAGCGCCGGCAAGCCCAGCGCCTGCTCATCCGGCGTTCCCTTCGCGAAGGCCTCGATCGCGTCGGGGATGCTCATGCCCTTGAACATATCCGCCGGGGTCGATGGACCGGTGGACTCGACCAGCTTGCGAACTTCGGCGCTTGCGAGCCTGCCGCTCTGCAGGTCCTGGTGAATGTTGGGTGTCGAACCCTTGGATACCTGCTTGTTGAGATCCTCGATCTGATCGACGTGGGTGGAATCTTCCTTGCCGCGTTCGGTTGACATCGCGGTCGCCTGCTTGCGCTCAAGGTCGTCCGCCATGGGACCAAATTTCATTTCAGGCGCTGGCTTCCACTTGGGAGGAGGACTGTCTGGTCCCAGCGACGGTGCTGGATTCGCCGGTCCCTCGAGCGGATTGCCGAAGCCCCTGCGAGTCGCGCCCGCCGCCAGGTTCGCTGCTACGGCCTTGGTGATGTCGCGCTCCCCGGCTTTCGCGAGGATGGCTCCGAGCCTGTCATACGATCGATTCGCTAGCGCCGACATCACGGGTGCCGCGTACTCGCTGGTCAGGCTCTTGAGGATCGCCTTCTGGTACATCCGGTAGGCGTTCACGCCAGCTGCGCCGGCAAACATCATTCCCCAGAACGGGCTGATGTGGCCGGTCATTAGTCCGCCCAGTGCAGCCGCCCCGCCATACGCGAGTGTCGCCCCGGGTCGGGTCATCATGTGCAGGATCCATGGCTGACCACCTAGTTCTCCCGCCTTGGGCTGCGCGAACTGCGTCATCATCGGGCCTCTCAAGCCTTGCATCTTGCCGATCTCGCCCTTGAAGAAATTCGGGTCCGTCATGTTCCCGAAGAACTTGTCGATGAGTTCCTTCTGCGCTTTCGGATCTCCCCGCAGCCCGTTCACTTCCTGCATCACGCGCTGCCCGACCGGCCCGAGTTCACGGAGTTTGGTCATGCCGTAATCACGCGCCGCGACATAGCTCTTGGTGAAGTCTTCGGCCTTGCCCTTTTCGAATGCTGCCGTCACCCGGTTGAACGCGTCCGGTGCGACCCTGAGATTCTCCAGTTCACCGGAGACGGCCATCAAGCTCTTGGGATCGGCAAACACCGAACGTGGCGGCGCGAACCCAGCCACCATCGAGGCGTTCACCTTCGCCTCCGCCTCATTGGTGGTCAGGAAGCGTTCTGGATTGTTCGCCATCCACTCGCCGAAATGCCTGAAGAGGACTCCCTTCTGGCCGGCGTCGGCATTCGCTCCAAGCCGCTGCATGAGTTGCGGGTCGCTAAACAGCGCATCACCCGCCTCGATCGAGTTGCGTGCGTTCGCGACCGCCCTGCCAGTCGGTTGACTGTAGTCGAGCTTGAACGAACGATACTGCTGATCCACCGCAGAGAGCCTGGGGAGTGTCTCCTTCGGGACCGCACCTTTCAGTGCCTCGTAGGCCTGATCCTCGATGGCACTCGCGGCCTTGGCGCTGACTTCGTCCTTCGAATGCGCGGCCACATCACCCGCCCAACGTGCGTATTGGAGGAGATCCTTGACGGGTGCTTCGGTGCGACTCTTTCGTGCGAGTTCAAGGATTTCCTTGACAGGTAGGCCTTTGGCTTCGCCCAGTACTTCCTCATATGGGTCGAGGGTGGAACCCGCAACATAGGTCGCCCCTCTCACAGCACGGCCTTTCTGAGCCAAAGTCACTCGCGCAATGTCATCCATCTGCTTCTCAGTCAAATTTGTCGGGTTGAATACCTTCTTGCCCCAATTGACGAGGTTGTTGACGTCCGCGTTGTAGATCTTGGGGTTGATGCCCTGTGTTGCGTATTTTTCTTGATTGCCAATCTCCTTGAGAATTCCGATCGTACTTCCAGGCTTAGCTAGGTGATCCTTGAGCACCGCGTCGTACTTGCCTTTGAATGCATCCACCTCACCCTTGCGGATGTCGTAGAAAGCTGACGGCAGTTCGTGCGAGTGCGCGAGCCACCGCTGGGTCGGGGTGGCTTCTTCGGCGGCAACCGGTAGACCGGGAATGGCAGCAGGCTTCGTCATTTCCGGTACTTGCGCCCAAGCTGCACTTTCCGGCGTGGCGCCCGTCTCGCGCTTGATCACCTCAAGACGTCCCGCCCGTTCCTCTGGCTTGGTCAGGTAGTCTTTCACCTTGGGTTCCGCTGCTGACGGTACGCCCTCTTGATACGCGTACCGTGTGGCCTCTCCCACCTCGCCCGCTTTCTCAAGTTGCTTGCTGACTCCACCCGCACCCGGCAATCTTTCACCGATCCATCCCGCCGCCTTGCTCGCTCTATCCGTAATGGGTCCGAGGTACGGTTCTAGGTGCGGAGCGACCGCCTTGATGATCCCCGGCAGTTTGCCCGCCAACCACTCACCACCGTAGGCACCGCCTAGATTCAGTGCGTAGTCCTTGACGAGTTGTCGCGTGGAGAGATCGATCGGCGTGCCATAGAGAGAGTGATCGATCCACTGGTTAACCCCATCCGCGAAGGTCATGCCTGCGGCGCCGCCCGCGAGTTGTCCCGCGAAGGCTCCACCTGGAACTGGCGAGAGCAGGCCTGCGGCACCACCTAAAGCTTTGCCGCCTGCGTAACCGGCCAGACCGATACCCTGCTCCCCTAGCCACACGCCCCAACCTTTCTTCTGCTTGGGTTCTTCGGGCGCTGCTGGTGCGGCAGGCGCAGTCCCAGGCTTGTCAGGAACCCACCCGCCACCGGTCGCTGGCGCGGTAGTGGGTGCTGGTGAGGGGCTATCTGGAACCCAAGGCATACGCTATAGTTACTCCATGAGAGTATTGGTCGCTGTCTTAGTAATTGCGCTTGGCGTTACTTGCGCCTTTGTCACTTGGCCGCATGATCACTGGGTCACCATTCGCGGTATGACTTGCCTGCAACATTCCGATGGTTCGATGGGTGGTTGTTGGGTTCCCGATCAACCCTCCCAATGATGTGAAGCACCGCTGGGATCGACTGCTGTCGGTCGCCCTGACGCATCCGGCGGTCCCGCTTTCCAGCCCGCCGGTAAGGCAGGTGCTGCTCCACCACCTGGTGCGCCAGTCGTGCCAAGCCGCTGCCCAGTGGTCGGATCAATCCCTTGGTCCCTGAGCCAACCTTCTTTTTGAGGCCGAGTTAAGCGGTCCCACATACCGGTGCCGTAGCGCTTGTCGAAAGTCTCAGAATAAAGTTTCAGGTTCTTAATACCCTGTGGCTGCGGTGCCGTGGTCCCAAGATACGAACCTGGCGGCACCTTGTAACCCGGACCAACGAGAACCTCTTCCTGCTGCCCAGTTGGTCCAGTTTGAGTTTCAAGCTTTGGCTTCACGCCGCCGTACTGGTATTGCTGCTGGAGGTTTGCGGCTTGCTGGTTGAGTTCGTTGACGTGCGCCTGCAGTTCGGCTCTCCGATCATCCGTTAGCGATGCACTCTGCAGAGCCTCGACAGTCGAGGCGCGGTCCCTCTCTATTTGGGCCTGCTGTATGCCGAGTTCGCCGGGGAGCTTCGCCACTATCTCGCCTGTCCTTGCCTGTGCTTCCTGCGTCTGGGCAACTTTCTGGCCGATGTCGAATGGCTTGCTGAATACTTCGCTTGGATTCCACGCCTGGGAAGTGTCGCCCTCGATGGAATCTGCAATCGACAGATATTGATCCCTGACTTGGGGGTCCATGTTGGGGTTGTTCTTTACCGACAGACGCAAGCTCGCAGCGAGATTGTTGTTGTGCTGGAGGTTGCCGCCGATCTGCCCCGCTCTGACGTCTGCCAGTTTCCCTTCTGCCGTGGCCTTTCCAGTCTCCGCTTGCTCCTTCGCGATCTGTGCTCCTATCAGGTACGGCTGGTACTGCTCCTTGCGGGCCGACTCGTAGGCCTGCAGTCCACCCAGGCCACCACGCCCGATTGCTCCACCAAGACCCAAGTAGCGCGGCGAACTGATCGCGCCGAAGTACGCGCCGAGCGCTCCCTGCAAGTAAGGATTGTCGAGAAACGAGGACTGGATCGGAATGTTGCCTAAGTCAGGCCCAGTGGTCGGCTGCGCTGCTGAACCCGCAGCACCTCCCGCAGCTGGCGCGGCGGCGGCTTGCGGAGTTCCACCGCCGAAGATGCTTTTGATTCCCTGAAATATGTTAGGCAGTCCGCCACCCATGGTTCACCTCTACCTATCCTGCTAACGCTGCCGCTGGGCCGAGTTGACCACCTACCAACGACAACAACTTCATCAACTGCTGCGTGGGCATATCGTAGAGGCCTCCCGATGCTCCTTGCGGAGCTTGGGGGCCAAGTCCGAACAATCCACCACCTGGGGGTGTGGGTGGTCCCATCGGTCCCGCTCCTGCCGGTCCTAGCGGTGTTCTGGCCGGTCTTCCACGCGGAACCCGCTGCACGGTAGGTGCGGCGGTTCCACCTTGCGCGGGAGTAACCGGTCGTCTTGCTGGCGGCGCGGGCGCTTGCGGTTGCTGCTGTCCTCCACCTCCACCACCCAAAGCGTTGACCGCGCCGAGCGCGTTGCTCGCAAGCCCGCCTACGTCTGGACCACCGCCGGGTGTGGTCGCACCACTGGGTGTGGTAGCGGAAGCAGCACCTGGAAGCGGACCTTGCCCCGTCAACTGGTCGGCGTAGCCTTTGGCGAATTGGCTCGCTTGTTGGTCCCATTGACCAGGCAGGGGCATCGCGCCTTGACCACCGGCACCGAAGTTACTTGATGCCGTGTTGAATTGGTTCGCCATGCCCGAAGTGACGTCCTTCGCCTGCTGCTGCAATGCATCGGACCCAGAAGCGGCTGGAGCCATAGCAGCTGCGGCTGCGGGAAGTCCCATGCCTACGAGTTGCTGCGGACTAAAGGTGGGCATTGTTCCAGCGGCACCACCAGCAGCGGCAGGCGCGACTGCACCCGCAGCTTGCTGCACCGTGGGAGTTGCTGCGGCATCTCCTGTGGCAGCAGCCGTCGTTCCTGGTCCGAGTAACGAAGCGAGCGGACCTTTGCCCGCTAATCCATATCCACCTAGTGCGCCGAGGCCTCCTGCCGCTATCGGAAGGAGTACCTGTCCTGCTCTTCCGCCCATTACTGTGTTCCTCCCATCATCCGCAGCAACTGCATCTGTTGCGGATTCATTGCTGTTGGCCCGCCCGCTGGCATTCCCTGCGACGGTCGTTGTGGAACTTGCGGCACGCTTGCTTGGCCGAGCGCCGGAGCTCCAGAAGGTGTTGGCGGTGAGGGTGGCTTCGGCATTGCCGGTGTTGGAGGCGGGGGTGCCGGTCCTTTTTGTCCACCACCACCAATTTGCCCCATACCCGAGGTCATCATCGGAATGCCGATCTCAGGACTACCACCGATGGTTGACAGGCCCAGACCCGCCCCCATCTGAAGTCCTCCCATTATGTTTCCCGATTGTCCGCCCATAGTTATTTCATCGTGTTCTTGTAACCAGTGGTGCCACCCATCTGCTGGCCGTAGTTCGGTGGCGAAGCGAGCGGCGTGTAGCCCGCCGCTTGCGAACTCAACGCTGGGTTATTCGGAGTAACTCCACTCTGCGTGGACGGCTGGATCGGATTGTTCACCTGTTGCGTGGTCGTGGTCGGCGCACCGTATCCTTGCTGTGGCGGCAGGAACCCAGCGGGACTTGAGAACGACGGGTAAGAGGGACCGGCGACCGATGCGTACTGCGGCCCCATCGAGAGGTACTGCGGACCCATCGTGCTGAACGGCGTGAACCCTCCTGGTCCTCCCCAACTGCCGCCGCCTCCCCAACTGCCGCCTCCCGGCGTGCCGTTGCCCCACGGCCCTGCCTGCTGCGTGACGGTCGGCGCCTGTCCAGGTCCTTGCGTCGAGGTCGAGGTCACACCTCCGCTCGCCGTACCGAACGGCATCGATGCGCGATCGAACGCAGTCGGCAAACTTACGTTCGGAGGCGGTGCGCTGATGGTCGGCGGAGGCGGTGGTGGAGGTGGCGGGGGCGCGGGAGGAGGAGGCGGTGGGGGTGGAGGTGTTGGAGGTGGAGGAGGAGGTGGTGGTGGTGCAGGGGGTGGTGGCGGCGGCGCGGCCGCAGGCGGTGGTGCTGAGACTGTCGGCGCGGGACCGGCATAGAATGGTGCCACGCCGGGATTCATCGGGTTCATCGACTGCGCGATTTTCTGCTGAATCGTGCCCGAGTTGAGTTGGTTGGTAAGATTGTTGAGGTACTTCTGGATGCCGGGATCGAGTCCTACATTCGACCCGAGGTTGATGTACGGACTATCCAGTGCCGACAGAACCGGCGCGGTGGTTTTGGCTTTCGCCATGTCACTTCATCGATCCACCGGGCATCGAGGAAACCTGGAATGATTGTCCACCGCCACCCGACAGCGGACTCACGAGGTTCGCAGCCTGCGTCAGCATCTGGTACGGCATCATCTGGTTGCCGAAGATCGTGTTGAGGATGTTCTGCTGCTGCTGTTGTTGCTGCTGGCCGATGTCGAGCAACTGTCCGGCGGGACCATACTGCGCTTGCGAAAGTCCCGGCGCCTGTCCGATCGCGGCCTGCTGCGGGTTGTACATCCCAGGGATCTCACCCGCCGCACCGAGTTGCGGCTGCAACATTCCCGGCAGTCCCTGCGCCGCGCCCGCCTGTTGGCCCAAGAGCGATCCGATCTGGCCGATGCCGGTTTCGGCGGGTTGCAGAAGGCCAGGTGCTGCCTGAATCGCCCCCTGTTGGAGTTGGCGTTCCTGTTGGTACGCCGGTTCGATGACACCCGCCGCGTAATTCCCGAGTTGCTGCGCGAGTTGGTTTTGCGCGTTGGCGAACGCCTGCTCAGTGCCGGATGAGCCGAGGCCCCCAGACGCGATCGCGTTACTCAGGATGTTGGGTGCGACCGCCTGCTGGTAGTTCCTGACGATCGGATCCATCCCCGCGTTGAGGTACGCCTGCAACGCGGTGTTCTTGGACGGGTCGAGGTACTGGCCCGACATGGTCGCCTGGTTCGCGGCCTGCGCGGCCTGAATGGTTGGATCGTTGAGCAGCCCGCCCGCTGCTCCCATCGCCTGCTGCATCCACGGGTTCTGTCCCGTGGCGAGATTTTGCAGCGCTTGCGTACCCGCGTTGAGGGCTGGGTTCTGCCCGGTCGCGATCCCGGTGAGCGAGCCGAGCGCCGCGTTGATGTCGGGAGTTCCGCCGGCCAGTGCCGCATTCGCGGCCTGCGCTTGGCCGAGGTAGCCCTGCTGCTGGCCGGTCAGATTCTCAGTGAGGCCCATCGCGGCGAGTTGGTCGGGCGAGAAGCCCGCCACGCTCTGCTGGGGATACTGCGACCCTGGCGCATACAGTTGCTGGGCGACGCCAGTCTCCTGCTTCGCGTAGGGCAACTCCCACTTGGGAGGACCGCTTCGTTGGCTTGTCGTGCTGGATTGACCGCCGCCGGAACCGCCCACTGGCGATACCTCGCTGGCGCGGCGGCGGACGCGCTAAAGCGCAGCAAACACTACTGGTGGGGTACTGTCAATCTCAAACGGGCTGATAGTAGTTGGTATGGCCTTTTATCCAGCCTAGGCGCTCAAGGGGGCGCGGACTCAGGCAGGCGATCCGGTAACAGCCCTGCGACTTCGCCCACATCTTTATATAGTCGTGCAGTTGCTGCTTTCCTCCCTCGACGTCGTCTTCGGCTGTCCTCTCCCTGAGGGGAATATCCCAGCCATTCCAGACAAAGCACTCCAGTTTCCCGTAGCGATCGCGCTGGAGTTCACAACACATCCAGCCAAGTGCCTTAGCATTGCGAGTAACGAGGAAGAGCACGGCGTGGGAGGCTTCGGGGTAACGAAGAGCGGCATACAGATCCTCCGGTATCCAGTCGGTGTGCTCACCGACTTTCTTAAGGATGTCCTCCGCGCCGCGCTTGATGAACGCCCAGTTGCCGTGGAGTTGTTCGGGCGTCAGTTGTTGGATGAACAGGTTGCGGATGACCACGCGCTGGGGCGCTGCTTCACTTAACGCGTTTAACGGGCCGTCGAGGTGCAGGTCTACGAATGCTTGAGGATTCGCTCGCGGAATTCCTTGCTCTGCTTCTCGTACTCCTCCGACGCCGTCGGAAGTTTCACTGGTCCCTTCGCCGGGTTCTTTGGATCCCATGCTGACCCCACGTTGCCGTCATACGGTTCTTCTGTCGGTTCCGCCACTGGAGAATTAATCGCAGCAGCCGCAGTTTCCGCAAGAAACTCTGCCTCTTCGTCTCCACCATGTAGCACCTCGTGTTTAACCTCAAGCTTGCCGCCCTCCGCCATCGCCTGCAGCAGCGCGTCGATCTTCCCCTCCGCACGGTTCAACTGGTCGGAGAGTGAGTCAATCATTTCTTCCTGGCGGCGCAGGCGTTCCTTTAGCGGGTTCACGTTCTGCAGCGTCTTCACGATCGTTTCGGTGCCGGCGACGAGGTGCGCGAACTTGGACTCGTCCTTGGTCATCGCGGCGCGGATGTCCATCATCTGCGAGAGCACCAGCGTCATCAGCGGGTCGAGCTTCGTGATGCTGCCCAGCTTCATCACCGCCACGCGAAACTCGATGGGTGTCTGCGCGGACAGAAAGGAGGTTTCCCGCCAGACGCGATCCACCTGAGCCTGCGTGATGCGACCTTGCTTGAGCGCTTCGGGCAATTGCTCCTGCGTGATGGTCGCGTCAATTCTTACTGGCTCAGTCTTTTTCAGGTCGCTCATCCAATTGTCCCTTGTCGATGCGCCATTCGCCGCCGATGCGGAGTCCCTTTAGGTTACCCTTCTTGATGAGCCGGTAGATAGTTCCTGGAGTTACGCGCAGGAACGCGGCCACTTCGCTCACGCGCCAATAGGGGCTGCTTGGCAGGGGCGGCTTGGATTTTGGTTCCTTGGCAGGCTGCGGTCCCTTCCATTGCCCCCAATGCGGTCCTCTTTCAACGGTATAGGCCACTGCCTTACTGGTTCAGCCACATCAGATCCTCAGGCTTGAGTTCCGCGTGGTCCGGCACATTCACCGGATTCTGGATGCGTGCCGACGGTGACGGCTTCGGGGTCGGATGCCCCTTCTTCTTGTGGTGACGCGCCAGCGCCGGATACGGCAGCAGTAGATCCAATCCTATCACGAGCACCCAGAACCCGATTGCTATCACCCAGTTCATTGACTTAGCCACGAGCCTCCTCCGTTCATGCTGTTCTGGTTCCAGTGATCACCGGTCGAGTTACCCGAGCCGTACGCCCGGGGGAACACATAGTTTACTTCCGCCTCGTCGCACAATCGCGACAGTGCGTCGAGCTGGTCACGGCACTTCGGGTTGAACGGCCATTTGTCCCACTCCACATCCTTGAAGCGCTTGACGATGTCCAACTCGTTGCCGTCGAGCTTTTTATACATCAGTTTCTCTGGCGCGATGATGTCGCCGCTGCGGTACTTGGGGATGAGCCGCTCTATGCGTGCGTCTTTGGCGGTGATGCCGCCGACCTCCTGGATGACAAAACGGAAGTTCTCGCGGTCCTGCCGGTCGCGAAGATGCTCGATGTCGGCCTGGAACGCGTTCTGCTCGTAGACGACTTTAAGCGGATCCCACTTTCGAACCATGTCAAAGAGCGTATCCGCCCGTTGGGTGAGACTGAGGTTATCCAGAACCCCGTCGAGGATACGCCACTTGCGATCGGCTCCAGCGCCAACCACCCATAAGGCAAATTGACTATTTGAGTCAGAACGCCGGCCTGCCGGATCAACGAGGATATATCGGTTGAGGGAGCGGATGCTGAGTTCGCCGCGGTAGACTTGCCACCAGGATGATTCGAATCCAATTTCGTGCGCCTCCTGCGCTTTCTTGGGGTCGAGCAGGAACTGGAGCGCGAATACCTTGGGCGACATCTTGGCCTTGAAGTCGGCCAGCTTGGCCTCCGAGAAGAACACCGACTGGCTCTTGCCGTCCACCGCTGGGTGACGGCGCACCTTGAACTTGCCGTTGTCGAGGTATTCGCAGATGGTGTCGCCAATCTCCTGCGGAGTTCCAATCAGCCGCATGATCGGCGGGTCCGAGGCAGTGAGCGCAAAACTGTTCTCCAGCTCCTGCGTGGTCTTATCGACCATCATCTCCGAAATCTGATCGCGGGCCACGATGTCGTCGTAGTGCAGGATGCTGAACCGTTTGCTGGTCGGTTGACCATCGATCAAGCCCCAGGCTTCGACCGTCGATTCCTTGATGTTGGAGGAACGCTTTACGGTGATGCCGTCATCGATCGCCCATTTCGGACTCTCGCGCTTGGGGTCCGAGTACAGAATTTCCGGGAACAACGCCTTGAGTTCATCGTTGATTTCGAATTCGACCTTGATGAGGCGCAGGAACTGCTTCGCCAGCGGACGGTTGTGGGAGAAGATTCCAATCGTCTCGTTGGGATCCTTCAGGATGTCCTGGATGATCAGCGCATAAGTCAGTATTTCCGACTTGGCGTGCTCCCGCGCCCACACGTCCAGCCGGTTGTTGGGATGGTCCTGCACCTCCATGCAGCGCTCGTGATACCACAGCGCGATGCGTTCCTTGTGCTCCGGTGAGAGGCCCGCCTGCTTGGGATTCTCGCCGGTCCAGTGGGTGCGGTGGAGCACATAGCGGCCGAGAAAGAACAGGTCGTTCAGGCACATCCAGCGATAGTGCTCGACCCTGCGGCCTTCCGAGCAATGCTGGAACGACTCGTAGAACAGCGCCGCTTCCTCCACCGACCGCGAACGGTGCAGCGGTGGATGGGTGTCACAGGACTTCTGCCGACGCAGTGCCTGAGCTAGATCACGAAGGCCTCCCGCCATCGTCGTTGCCCTTCCCTTCAACCTCGTCTATCGCGGCCAGGACCTTCTGCTTGGCTTCGGGAAAACTCTCCAGCGCCCTCGAGACGACCTCGATGACGCGGGCCGCGAACGCCCGCTGCAGGCGCGGGTCCACCTGATCGTAGAGTCCCAGCATCTTGTTTTTCTGGTCGAGGCACCCGCGCCACTCTCTGGTTCCCAACGCCCAGCCCTTGGTGTCGGCGGGTTCCCGGGTCTTGCAGTAGGTAATCAGTTCCCTGGCTTCCGCAATGCACTCGTCGTGCTCTTCGAACAGGACCGTGGGGTCCATCTTGGTGTGGATGACCTGCGGTTCGGACAGCGCCGGCAAGTTGCCCATGTGCTGGTCGCGGTGACGCAGCAGCGTGTCTTGCGTCATCGTGTAGCGTTCGGCGAGAAACTTCATCGACTTGGCCTTGGGGATGGCCTTCTCGATCGCCGAGCGGGCCGGATGATTGCAGACGTCGCAGCGCTGCCAGCGGCTCATTCTTTCATCTTCGGCGGGCTAGGCACCTTGGTCGTCTTCGTGGTCGGAACCTTGAACGACTTGCGGCCCGTTCCCCGCATCTTGGTTCCGCGGCCTCGCGGTGGATTGAGTGACGGTAGTCGAGCCATATTTACTCCTCATCCGGTCCCACCGGAGTTTGCAATATGCTGCCTGCTGCTGATTCTTGTTGCGCTCCCTGCGGATCGCTTCGAAGGCTTTCTGAAGTCGGGTCTGGATATCACCAAGGTGTGCAGGGTGGTTCTGGAAATCACTGCCCCCGGGTCTTCTCATAGACTTTCCACTGCCTTGTTGTACTCGTCCCATTTAACCCCGAGCGCCTCTGCGATCAATCTCTCGCAGTTGGTCGCGGTAACGTGCTGTTGATGGTAGGGCGCGTGGGGGTCGTCGCCAGGTTCCTCGTACAGTTCGCATCCGCACGGACCAATCCCCTTCTCTCCACCATGGTCCACGGGTGCCGCCCGCCATCTCTCGTACTCCATGTCGAAGCGGTTGATGTCCTTCATCTTGATCCCCGCCACCCGGCACAGCATGAACTCGATGATCTCGTGCAGGAACACACACACCTCGTAGCGGTAGTCACCCAGCCGCGAGACGCGGAAGTGCCAGACTCCGTGCTTGCCAAAGTAGTCACCTACCGTGTCGTAGCGCTGGGAGCGATGGCCGATGACCCTGAACTCGATGTTCATCGGTTCAGGTCGAACGGGTCGGCCTTGTTGCCGTCCGCCTCCTCACCGCTCATCTCGCGGACGGAGAGACTCAGGAAGTTCTTGCCGTCCCTGCTCTGCTTCTTCCACGCCGACAACCGGTAGGTGGTGCCAGCGACCATTATCTTGCCGGTGAAGTCGGGATGGTTGGGTTGTTGCTTGCGCTGGTTCACGAACAACGACCCGCTCATGTCTCTCTGTTCGAACGCCATGATTGAATTCCCCTTTTAAGCTTGGCGCTCACTTCCGCGAGGAGGAGTCTCCGCCCTTAGTGTCCGCCGTGAAGGGCGGAGACTCTGCGGTTATTGGTGAAGCTTGGTCTTACCGGAGATGCGGTGTGTGCTGCTCATGCCGTTCCCCGAAATCAGCCGTGGGAACGTGCAATAGCCCTGCTTTCAGTCCAGTCTTTACCTTCATGCTCTTTCTCCTTTGGCGAACACCGGCCCGGGATAATAGCGTGATTTTGGCGCTTTGACACGTTAACAGCGCATTTCAGCTTATATCGTTGTTTTACGCGCACCCTCTTCACTCCATTTCAAGTCACGTCATTTCTGTTCGCTTCTCGCCGTCAGCACACGGCAGCACCCAGCACGCCAGAGCACGGCACTCCGTTTCTCGTCGGCACCACACCACAGTTCATCGCAGACCGCTTCTCGTCGGCACCACACATCATCAGCACGCCATGGCAATTCGGTACTCGACGCCAGACCACCACGCAGCAATTCAGTTCTCATCGGCCACTTCACGCCTAGGCAACACGGCACAGTCCTCGTCGGCAAGCCATCGCACACCAGATCACTGCGCCACTCGACTCCATCGCAAATCATTCCACGCCATCTCCAAGCCATAACAATACTCGCCGCCACGACAATCCAGACCCGGTCACTTCGTTCCTCGACTCCAGTTCAAACCACCAGATCAAGGCAGTCCGACTCACACCTCGACTCCACATCAATTCAGATCACCGCCATACACCACGCATCTAGACGACAGACCACTGCGTTGCACAACAATCCACTTCTCGCCGCCAGAGCAGACCACCGCACGGCAGAGCGCCTCTCGCCGCCATAACAAACCACTCCCTTCCAGGCCATGCCGACTCTCGCCTGCATTTCACGTCAAGCCATTGCGCTCCAATACTCGTCACCAAGCCAGAGCAAATCGGCCCAAATCATTGCGCTTCACGCCTCGCCTCCACTGCACGTCAGATCGAACCGGCACACGTCTCGCCGCCACTTCAGACCGATGCATGGCAATTCTCGCTCCAGACCAGACCGCCACACAGCTATTCAGTTCTCATCGACCTTCTTGAGCGTGTAGTCGTACCGCCCCTCCCCGTCACTCCTTTCGCCCCCGTACCCGTGCGTCCCGCCATAATCCATGATGGTCCGCAAATCATCTTCACTGATGACCATGCGCCCGCTGGGCTGGGTGAGAATGTCCAGCGTAAACCTCATCATCGCCCCCTCCACGTACTGGTAGGTCTTGATCGCGCTCTGCACCCCCAGCCGCCCGGTCGGATGAATCGGCTTGTCTACCTGCCCGGTCGGTGCCTTCACCCGCTCCCCATCCGCCTGGTTCAGCACCGGCACCCAGTACACCTCCTTCGGGTAATACACCGAGTTGAGCACCTTCACCGCAAAGCTCCGCTCCTTCTCGATCTTCCCCACGTACAAAGACGACAGCACCCGCCCGCAGTCCTTGATGTGCGCCCGCACCGTCGCCATCCGCATCACCAGCCCACCCTCCATCTTCTGGAACACGTACAGCCCGCCCTTCTCCTCCTCGCTCGCCTCCACCGTGCTCGCCGCTACTTCCGCCGCAATCTCGTCAATTGAACGAGAGTCCGGCGGCCGCACCTTCGGCTTCCGGCTGTCCAGCCACTTGCGCTGGAGCTCCGGGTCCGCCGGCAAGCTCCCGCACAGCTTGGTCACAAACTTCCACTCGACGTCATATTTGGTCCACATGATTCCCCCTCATTGCGGTGTCTCTGTTGGCACCGCTGGCTTGAGCCGCAATCCGCACTGCGGGCAATGATCGTGCAGCAGGTAGTATTCCGCCTGCATACTCTTGGCGAGTTCCAACATCGACTCGTTCTGGCTCTTGAACAGCCGCCAGTAGAAGCGGTTGACGAACGCGTAGCTGATGTTCCACGTCCACATCGCCGTCGCCGGAATCCACAGCCAGAACTGCCACTGCCACCCCGAGTTCCAGATGCTTAATGCCATGAACGGCGCGAACGCGATGAGCCAGTTGATGCTGGTGCGCGGGGAATCCTCTGGACTCGAGGGTATGTACGCCCGCTTGAACCAGCCAATTATTTTCTTCGCCATTGGATGTCCTCTATATCTGCCTTGCGCTCCAGCTTCTTCACCCGCCTCCGCAACCCCGCGCAGTATCCGATCACTATCCCGATCAGGAGATACGGCCCGCATATCAGCCCCAGCACCACCTCGTCACTCAGGTTAGTCATCGAAAATCTGGTCTTCCGGCTCGTCGCACAACCGCAACAACAGGATGTCGAGCACCCGGTCCATCCGCTCGAACCACGGCTCGAACAGCCACCACTCCCGCCCTTCGTCCGCCAGCCCGCGCTCGAAATTAATCCACGGGAGCAACACCTCGCTCATGTCCCAGAAGTTTACGGGTGTCGATGGTAGATGGTCCCAGTCGCCC